TAGAATCAGATTGATTAAATTTAATTAGATAATTTCTCTTTACTGAAATATTTTCTGGAGAAAAATAAAATGTTCCTGGTATAAAATTACCAAATTTTGCAGCATCGGGACCAAAATCAATATAATATGCGTTAAATGTTATTGGTGGTTCTGAAATTGTAAATGTAAATCCAGTGGATCCTAAACATCTATCATTTTCAGAAAAAGAAGCCGCTGTGGATACTAATCGTAAATAAATTCGTGTTACAACATTAGAATTATTTCTTACAACCTTTGAAATTTCTCCTGTTGCACCACCACCAATTTCATCAATAGTTCTACCAACAGCAACCGTACCAAGAGATTCATCTACATTACTAACATCTAAAGCAATATTACCATTTTCAACTTTTACATTCCAAGTAAACTGAGTGAATTTTCCCCACTCGAAAACACCATTACCAAGTTTAAACTCATCTAATGATTTACTTGTGTGATAATACCTTACATTCCCTTCAGTTACAGTATCATATACACTGTTAGTTTTAACATAATCATACTTTACTGAATCTATAGCAAAGTTAGTTGGTGCATTTCCAGTAGTTCCCCACTCTGGAGTATGTAAGAGACCACCATTAGCAAGAATACCAATTGCTTTATTATCTTGTTCTGATCTGGTATTTGGATTAGGAACATCTTTACCGCCACGGTAAATGAATGTTTGATCAAAAGATCTATCAATTAAAGGACCACCTCCAGGTGCTGCTTCTGCTTGAATCCAAGTTGGTTTGGGGTGATTATCAGATACTATCCTAAGTCTATCGGTATTTGATAAAAAAGTTCCTGTAGTGGAAGAATTTGGATGCGTCTGCCAAATTCTATTAATATCAAGTGAATCTACGACTGTTGGAGATTCTTGTTCTGGAAAAAATTGTAATCGTAGAGGGTCATAACCACGACCTCTCTCAAGAACTCTTACGTGAATAATTTTTCCAGATTGATCATCAATTATAGGGTATAGTAATGCCTCAGTATCTGGAGTACCACAACCAGTTACTGTCAATCTAGGTGGATCTGTAGAGTCATATCCAGATCCACCATTTACTACTCGTATTGCACGGACACCAAAATTTTCATCAAAAATTGGTTTGATAGAGGCACCCGATCCAGGAACAGTTCTAGACATTTATTTCAGATTAATACGTTGATAGCGCCATTCATCAGTGCATGAATGGTGCATTGATAGTAAAGAGTGTTTGGAGCATCCATAGGAACAGTCCAATAAAGCACACTTGTTCCACTACCAGATTGACCTGTAGTATATGGAGTTCCAGAAAGTCCTTGTGTGCTTTGAATTCTGAAAGGGTGATTAGTGCCGTTTGCAGTATTATCAAATGCGTATGTCATTCCTCTAATAACATAAAGAGTCGGATCATCGGTAGGAGAAGAGAATCCAGGACCATTAATCGTAAAATGGTTTGCACCATTAGCACCAACTTCCCACCAAGTCATTGGACTGCGAGTTACAACCCAATCAGTACCATTCCAATATAAAGAATCGCCCTGGACAATAGAAGGAACATCAGTATCAGTTAATGCAGCAAAAGTTGTAGTTAAAGTTCCATTAAATGCAACTGTGACTGTATCACCAGAAACAGAAGTTACGATATCATTTCCACCAGCAATTGTCAGAGTATCAGTAACAGAGTTTGCCGTAGTGGTTCCAGTATCTCCAGCAACAGAAGCAAAGATATTCTGCTGTCCTGCTCCAGCAGCATCATCAGCAGGAACAAATTTAGTTCCATTCCACTTCAATACTTGATTACTTTGAGGCGCAGCAGTGGTGATATCAACATCAGAAAGATCGTCGATACTTGAATATTCTGTGAGAAGTTTTGCCCTAGTATCACCAACACCACCACCAGTAATATTGATATTTACATATGGATTATCATCACCATCTACAGTATAGAAATATCCAGGAAATGTTGCTGCAGCAGGAGCATTTCCTAACGATGTATATTCATTTTTATAAGAAATTGTAGATCCAAAACCTACACCTCCAGTAGCACCATCAAATGTAGTAGTTTGAGATCCTGCAGTAATGACAACATCCCCAGTTCCATTAGGAGCAAGTGTAATATTTCCATTTGAAGAAGAAATAATACTATTTCCAGAAACATCTAACGCAGAAGTTAATGCATTAAAATTAGCAGCAACAAAACTGCTGCCGTTATACTTCAGTACCTGCCCTGTAGCTGGGTTTGCAAGTGATATATTGAGAGAAGCGTTATTACCTAAAGCGGTATACAATTCATCAAAATTATCATTAATTTTATCACCACCACTTCTCAGTGTATCACCAGTGTTATCATTGGCTGTAGTACCAATGTTTAGGGATTGTTTAGCCATTACTTGCTACACTTTTTAGTTATTTATCACACTTCTGGATCTACCAGTTCCTCGCCGTAATCAGCAAGATTTGGTGCAGTCCAGTCATCAGGAACTGTTGTTTCAATATTGACATTTGGATTTTGATATCCAGAACCAGCATTTGTTACTGTGACTCCTGCAACGCCTACAAGTGCCTTCACTTGACCATCAAATCCTGAGATAGAATCCAGTCTCACAACGGGTCTAGAAGTGTATCCAGAACCTCCAGATGTAACACTAACCCTTTCAATAAAACCAGAAGTTAAGTTTGCAGTAGCATTTGCATTTTGTCCAAATACAGATCCAAGATAATCGAATGTAATAAGAGAATTAGAAGATTCGATAACTGCAACTTCACGATCACTTACTTCACCTTCAATATCAATAAAGTCTCCTGCTTCAACTGGGGGCACAACTGTGTCCGCATCAACGTCTGCTTCAGAACCAACATATGAGAATCCAACAAATGTTGATCCGAAACGAGGAATTTCAGAGAAGATAATTCTAGAACCAACAATTTCAAAACCAACACCAGGTTCTTGGAGAACACCATTAACAGAGATGATAATATTATTTTCTGGTCTGATAGTAGAAGACTGAACACCATCAGTAAGAGTGAGTGAGTAGAAAACATCGTCACGCTTAAGGTTAAATGACTGTCTTAACGAGTCGAACTCGAAAGAAATATCATCCAATTGTCTCAATTTACCAAGATAGAATCCTGTGAAAGAAGCACCAAGTTCAGGTGGTTCACTGAATTGAATTTTATCAGAGAATGCTGTAAATGCATTTGTTGCACCTGGTGGTTGTAAGATGCCATTAACAAAGATCATCATGTGACCTTCAGGATCTGGAAGATACTGAGAACCATTGTCAGTGGTTAAATTGAATATGGTCTGTGTTCCATCAAATCCTTTAAAGAATCTCTTAGTTCTAGCCTTGAGTTCCTTTCTATCAATAACTGCAGATCGATAATTATCAGGACCCCTAAGTCCATCTCTTGCAGTGAAACTTCCTGCAATCTCAGTAAGATATAATCTCTTGTTAAGAGCGAAATCTCTAACTTCTTGAATGCGAGCAGAACCAGTACCACTAACAGTAGTTTTACCACTAACTGTTGCCCGACCAACTAAGTCAGAAGTTGTGGATGAATAATCTCCAACGGTATCCGAGGAGGAAATTGTTCCAACAACAGGGATATAATAGATGTAATTATTATTGGAATCGTACTCTGTAATAATACCGTAGTTACTAGTATCTTGACCACCATTAACAATACGATAGAGTCTATTACCAACAGTAAACGAAGTAAGAGTACTGTCTACAGAAACTGTTAGTCTGACATGACCAGTGGAAGCAATTTTATCACCAACTTGTACATCAAGACCATCATATTTTTTAACCTCTAAGTATTCTCTAGAAGAACTAGGATAAACCACAGATGTGGTTTCTAGGGATCCAAGGAGCGATGCTGTATCTACTGTTAGTCTACCACCAGTGTTATCAAGAACTGCTGCACTATTAGTAGTGTAAGAAACAGGTTCTGCGGTTTCTGTGCTGGTATATCCTTTGAAGGGGACATTTTCAACAAATGAACCTGCGACATCAATGAGATGCAGTCTATTCTCAATTGCACTAACTTGTGCAGTTGTTGAGTTTGTAGCACCAACAATTACATCAGTAACCTGCCATGTTCCTGCAGTTACAGCAACATCAAGATACTTATAGTTTGCATCTTCATGGAAACCATATACAACACCAGTAATTGAGGAGTCGCCCTGTTTAGATACATTCTCATTCATTGAGAATGGACCATCTGTAATGCTTCCGTCAATTCTAAATCTCTTATATACCTTGGCAAGTTTTGCTTCATTCAAAGTAAGTTGTTGAATTTCTGCAGAAACGTCATTCGTAAGAGAATATGCATAGTCAGATTGGACAACTTCACCACTAATTCCAACAGGAATATCACGATCTCCATAAACTTTGGTTAAAGTTGAAATTGCACCAGAACTTGTTGAAGACGAATATCCCGAAGTAGTAGTGATAGTTTGTGTTACAGCTGGTATTGCATTATTTTCTGTAATATTTGTGTAATATTCACTATCTGCCAACTGACTTCTAATTGTATTCAAACTACTTCTAACTAAGGTCATAGCAGTATTTGCATCATAATTATTACCCGCACTAGAATCATAGAACTTAGCAAAAGATGCGGTTGGCGAAGGACTTACTAAAGTATCAGAAAGTGCTCCACTCATATAATCTTTCAATCTGTCTATAGCATAAGTTTTAATATTATATTCCGTACTTGTATAGAATGTAGTACCAAGAACAGATCTATAAGATCCTAATTGTTGATTGGTAAGTTTAGCACCCCATACATAGATACCATTATTTGCCAATCCAGTGTGATCTAAAGCTCCATTTTCAGCAAGAATACTCAATCTAGTATTAAGGGAGTTAAATCCAAATCCAAAAGTTACGGTCATATAAATTCTAAACCATCCACCTCCGATAGGAATCATTCCACGAGAAGTAACATCAATACCGCTTGTTGCAAATAGACTACCAGTTGTACCATTGGTCAAATTAGCACTGAACTGAGCATTTTCAGTTCCATTTCCCAAACTTAGAGTAAATCTAATTTGATCATACTCACCCTTTTTAACAAACATTGAAGATGTAAATGTTTGTGTTGATGCTGCCGCACCAGTGTCAAATGTCTCTGATGTACTATCAAATTTTACACTACTAGAGTCAAAAGTATCGAAAGATGTTAATGTATAAGCTCTTGTAATAAAGTGTTCTCCAGTAGATGCGGTAGTATCAACCTTTTCAGCAGTCTGTGTATTATCAGGAGACAATGCATTATTAGCAGTAACACTGCTTAAAGTTGCCGCCCAGTTTTGATTAAACTGCTCAGGTAAAGTCCAAAGATTAGTATTGTTAACAGAGTCTCCAATCAAAGAAGTTATACTTCTAGCAGATTTAATAGTCTCTACATTACTGTAATTGTTATACCATTCATGTGCTGCAGTAACACCACCTGTTGCAATAGTTGCTGTAGCACCAGAAGGTGCTGTTAAATTAGCACCTGCAGCAAATATAGATCCAGAGAGAGTTCCAATGACCATTTCAGATTCAAAAGTATATAATACTTTTGCTGTAGTGCCGCCACTAGTTACAGTTTCACCAACAACAAATTGACCACTAAACGCACTAAATGTTAATGTGTATGCCGTTTGCACGTCAAGCGTATTAGAAGTCAAATAATCATATTGAATATTATTGACCGTTTGATCAATGAAAGAATCATAAATCCAAGCAGAAGAACCGAACTGATTATTAACAAGTGAGGCAATTTCTTGTTTATAGTAATTTTTATTAAACAAGATATTTTTAACTGCACTCTTTGCTTCAACATCACCTGGGAATAAAGTGGATAATCCAAAGTCAACGAGATCTCTGAATCTATACCAAACTTCATCAATATCACTAGGAGACTCAGAATCTCTGTATGCAGAAATGTTTGTATGTGCTGCAGCGTATTGATCACCAGTTACGCTATCACCTTTACTATAAAGTAAATTCTTAATTGCCTTTTCACCTAATGTTTTTATTAACTCATGAGCAACAAAGAATGCATAAAGTTCCTCATCGACTTCTGTAATAGTTTTATTAGCACTCAGGAATGTTTCCATTTGTCCAATAACACTATTGTTACCACCTGTCTGTAAATCAGAAATAGCAGCAATAATAAAGTCTTCAATATAATGTCTATAATTGTTAATTACATAAGTTAAAGCAGAAAATGTTCCATTATTAGTTGTATATTGAAGATCAGTTCCTAACAAACCAATAAATCCAGATCTACCAGCAATTTCTTGGGTGATATAGTCTCTATTGAAATAAAGTCTATCTCCACCAATATTGAAATCATTATTAGTAGGTGCAATAATATC